AAGGTGCAGGTAAACCTAAGATTGTACCAAAGAAAAAGCCAAAGAGGGATAAATAATGCCGAAAACTAAGACAAAAAGAGTTGGAAGTGATCTTAAATTAGCAAGAGCATTGAAACCTGCAGGCAAAATTAGTCAAGATGACAGACGAAAAGCGGCAAAATTTTTATCTGGCATGGGTCTATCAGCTCCACAAAAAAGAGTTTTAATGAATAAATTAGCTCCCATGAGCAGATTTTTATCTAGTGATTTGTTAAAAGCTGGTGCTGCATCAATTAAATCAACTGTAAAACCACGAAAACAAAAAATAAAAGATAGAAGAAAGTTTTTTGCAAAATGAACCACGAAGAAATACTGAAGCAGAGGGACTTACTAGACACGATCCTCGCCTCACGGACCAATCAATATGATCGGATTGAAAATATGAAAATAATGGACTCAATATATTTTAGGAAGAAACTGCCAAGTAATGTAGTTTTATTTCCATTACAAAGGATTAAAAGATATGTCCATCGAACTACCGAGAAGCCCAATAAAAAAGGTTAGTAAGTGCAATAAATGCGGAGATGTCTCCGTTGAATTTTTCAACAAAATATTTGACAGAACTTATACCTCTGATGAATGGAATGTCATCATGTCAGAAGGAACAAAGGCATTGGAAAAAGCACTTCAATTAATTAAGGAAGATCCTAAGTTTTTTGCTTAAACGTCTGTTTCTATAGATGTTTTCTACCAAGTAGTAAGACATTTTATTTTATCAGAGTACCAAGTAACAAGGTAACAAGGTAACAAGTAGCAGAATACTTAGCTTTTTAGATTACCTAGAGGTAATTTATAGGTAATGCAAAGTAACAAAATACAAAGAAAACTCGTTTTTGCTAGGTTTTCCTTAAAAAATATATTATCTTGTAAAAAACATCTATTGAAATGAATGATTTAACAGAAACTCCATTACCAGAAGCTTTATCAGATTTACTGTTTGACAGAAATATTACACAGAAGCAGAGAAAATTTATCCTGTTGTTTGTCCATTCCGAAGGTTTGAAAACAGCTACCCAATGTGCAATTGAAGCAGGGTATGCAGCAGGTTCTGCAAAGGTTAGAGCTTCCGAACTGCAAAACCCTGACAGATATCCGCTAGTTGCTAGAGCAATTGACGCTGAAAGACGTGCATCTGTTGAAAGGTACAAATGTAGTCAGGAGCGTTCTCTTTCTACATTGGCAAGAATCAGAGATGCAGCGTCAGCTGCTGGTAATTATAACGCTGCCGTAGCTGCAGAAACCAGGCGTGGCCAGATAGCTGGTTTGTATGTAGATAAGAAAGAGATATTAACTGGAACTATTGATTCTATGTCTAGAGAAGAAGTAGAAAAGAAACTACAGGATTTGAAAGAACAATATAGTATTGAAACTACATTTGAAGAAGTAAAAGAATTAGAAAATAAATCTTGACTATCTAAATAGTTGGGAGTATATAGTAAAAATGCTCGTAGGCGAAAGCAGTCTGCAAAAAAACAGGTGCCTACAGCATATAGTTGGCTTGAGTAGTGCCAAAGAATGCGTAGACCAATTATGGAAAACTAAGCAATCAAAACTACTTGATACAAAAAGGAGAAAGTTATGCATATTGATAAATACGTAGTGAATAATATTGGTACAAAGTGGACTAATGGTAAAAGTAAAAAAGGTCAGATACTTGATAGTCTTGATGGCACTGATGGTATTGATTTAAAAAAATTAGTTCCCTTGTTAGAGCAGTGGTTTGAAACTGTTACGGGCGGTTGGTCTGATAAAAAGGTTGAGTTAGTAATTAATGTTAAGGAGAATGAAAGATGAAGCTATCAGAAAAGATGACACCTATTCAAATGTTACAAACTGTTTCTGGTATTTGTAAGACCAATGGTAAGTTAGATTGGAATAATACAGGTCAAACACCAGAGGAGGAGTTTCGATTCATTGCTAATATGATTGATACTTATGTTGAGGAACAAGATAAAGGCAGTGAGGGTGCTAATCAAAATGACTGAAGATCAATTATTTTGGAATCGTGTAGGTTGGTTAAGACATGCTATGATACATGCTGAACATTTTGAGTTTCGGCTGTTGTGGTATTGGAAACTGCAAGAGTTGATGAAGAAGTCGCCATGATACAAATAGTATTATTAATATTTTTAATACTTTTTGCTATGCACTGGAAAATTGCATTAATTGTAATTGGTTTTTTGTATTACTTTGGTTGGCCTTTTTGATCCTATAGCTCAGATGGTAGAGCAAATCACTTTTAATGATTGGGTCGTAGGTTCGAATCCTACTGGGATCGCCACATGAAACCAGAGTCTAAACTTTGGCAGTTGGTTAGGAAAAATATCACTTCCATTCATTGGACTAGATTAGAGTCGTGGGCTATGCCTGGTGTTCCAGATGTTTACGGCATCCAGGATGGCATCAGCGTTTTTGTGGAGTTGAAAGTAACCAAAAGTAATAAGATAGGATTATCAGCCTTTCAAAAAAACTGGCTTTACAACCATTATTTGCAAGGTGGCAGAAGTTTCATTATGCTTCACCACCTCGGTCAGAGGTTACTGTATATCTTTCCAAGCTCCACTCTCCATTCCCCATTGTCCATCACCACTGAGCCCTGTTATAGGGTAGAGCTCCCTGCATCCCCAGCAGCGTGGGCAGCTGTCGCCGACCATTTGCTCCATTGTCCATTGGCAGAGGCCAATCCCCAAGTATAGTAATAGGGATCTTCACCTTCCCTGGCAGCTGGTGCAGCTCACCAGGATCTCCATTTCCATTGTCAACCGTTACTAACCGTTACATGTGTGTAAGGGACAGGGGACGGCACCCCCTGCTAACTCCTGTGGAACTTAATCTTCATTTTGCCCTTGACTATCTAATAAGATGGGACTATATAGTTATCAGGGGACGAGGCCCGTCAGGTAGCTCCTGTCCAAGCTAGAATAGATCTTTTGCCAGCCGTCTAGCCGTCCCTGCGCACTAGAAAGGAAGAAACAATGACTGAAGCATTAGAGAAGGATCACCAGAAGACCTGCGCAGAGCGCATTCAAGAACAATGGAAGCTGAGGAAAGAAGATTTGGTAGACCCTGAGTTTGAAGGACTCGGATTTGATTATGTAGAGCCCCATACATTCACCGACCAATTGGAGGGATACTGGCGTTGGCAGTTCTCTTGGGGTGGGCCCAGCGATGAGCTCCGTGCATTCGTTAACGAGAACAAAGAAATCCATCGCCTTGAATACTGGTTCATGGACTGGATGGACGGTGCTAAGCTGGAGCTGCAGCCTGGGAACTCATGGCCGACAGAGTGGCAGAGAATGCAAGAGATGATTGGAGGCTAATGATTCTACTCATTACATTGCTCCTGGCCACGCATCACCCATACCTGGGCGCAGCAGTGTTGTTTGCTTACCTGGCGTGGACATCACTGTGGTAATACCTGTCTCCATCTCCATTCCATTACGCAGAGCTTTTGGTATAGGGTATATATAGGGATAACTCAGGTGTACCCGCACGGCATGCCAGAAGTTCGTGTGGAAAAAAAATAAAAAAAGATTTGACAATTATAATTAAATGGGATATAAAGGGATAATTAACCAGAAAGACGAAAGGATAAAACAATGTCGAAAGCAGTTAATATATTAGAAGTTCTTGAAAAGGCTCATCAAAGCCCAAACAAGATTAGTGAAAGAAATAAAAAAGCAATCGTAGACGCTTATGGTCGTGCCTTAACAATGAAGAAAGTATTAGACGACTTCATAAAAGTAAATCGTAATCTTATTACTGACATGGGCGTAATACTTCATGGAAAGGATTATACTATTCATGTATCGGAAAAGCTATCCGTTAAGGTTGACTCAAGTCTTGTTAAGGAAAAACTTGGCGAAGTTGAATACCATAAATGCAAAGTGCCAACGCAATATAAAACAATACAAGCGTTGCCTAATGAAGAAAGCACAGTTAAACGAAATAGAAAAGCTACTATTGAAGAAGTAGCTGACTTCAGAATTACAGCGTAGTACCGATAAATTGCCTACGTTGTATTGGGCGACTTCGGTCGCCCATTTCCATTTCCCATTACTTCGGACTAGTGCTACTATAGTATATAAGGATAGCAACACCCCGTGCTGACGGAGTTGCGTGGTGTGAAAAAAGTTTTCGAATGTTCTTGATTATAAAATAGAATGGGAGTACAAGATCATTAGAAAGGAGAAATCACAATGCCAGATAATGATGACTACTTATCAAGACAGTTGCGATTAGTTAGCCAACAGTTCGGTGTAACTAATCCAACAGATCAACCGATTACTAATCAACAGCATGTTGATAATATTAATTGGAAAGCACTTTATAAAGTTCTTGAGAGTGAAGTTGAAACTATTATTCTTGATCCTAACTGTCCTGTTTATGTCAAGGAATGGGGACAACGTGTTATGTCAAAACTAGCTGAACACTTACCACTAAGGTAAGTTTACCCTCGAGGGCTGGTATGAAGGGCAGTATTTACTGCCCTTTTTTTACGTCTAATCACCTGCTGCCTGGTAAATTTTACGCTGCTGCCACGCTGTACCAGGAGTTCACCAGTCAGGTTAGGTACTTAAAACCGACCAGAAACACCATATCTTGTATCTCGCCACCCCACCACACCCAATTTGGGGGTGTTGCGTGTAGTGTACTGTAAAGTGTAAGTTTTACACGAACACAG